GCAGGAAAAAAGCTATTGAAAGGATAATGAGTTTAGATAAAGTAACAAGGGAAAGTATAATAAGACTTTATTATGATGGGCAACTGGAGGTGTAGCCTATGAAAGCAAAGGAATATTTATCTCAGGATATATGGCTTGATAGAGTCATAAATAATAAAATTGAGCAGCAAGAAAGTATTAGAGCCTTAGCTGAGAAGGTAACTGTAAATTTTGAACAAGAAAGAGTATCAGGAGGAAGTGGAACTACTAGTCCCATGGAAGATGCTACTGTTAAGCTTATAGATTTAAGCCATGAGATAAATGATGATATAGATAGATTGATTGATTTGAAGAAAGAAATTCTTAATACTATAAATGAATTAGATGATTTTAGATATAAATTAATTCTAGAAATGAGATATATAAATGCTAAGGATTGGGACGAAGTAGCCAGAAACCTAGGTTATGATACAAGATATACAATAAAACTTCATGGGAAAGCATTAAAAGAAATTGATGAGGTTTTAAAAGAGGACACTAAAAGACATAGAAAGACACCTAGTGAATGTGGTATATTATAAGATGTAAAGGTATAGACACTATAGCATTGTAGAATATGCCAAGGTTATATCGATTCGAATCCAAGGAAACGCAGTGTTCGCAAAGCCCTAGAAGATTAGCTTCTTTAAGGGCTTTTTCTATGCCTAAATTTAGGAGATGATAACAATGCCAAGGAAACCACTAAAACCGTGTAAACATCCAGGGTGCCCTGAACTAACTGAGAATAGATTTTGTAAAAAACATAGAAATATTTATGAAAGAAAGTCTGCTAATGCTAGAGGATATGATTCTAGATGGAGAAAATCTAGAAAAAGATTTCTAAATGCTAACCCCTTATGTGTAGAATGTCTTAAGGTTGATAGATTAGTTGAAGCCACAGTAGTAGATCATATCATTCCACATAGAGTAGATAAAGAACTCTTCTGGGATGAAAGTAACTGGCAAGCCTTATGTAAGAAATGCCATGATAGAAAGACTATGACAGTTGACAGGTATCAAGAATATAAGTATAAATGATTGTGATAAATTTGAAAATAATATATAATATAAGAACAAAGAATGGAGGATGGTTGAAATGGAAGAACGGGATATTAGGGAAAAAATTGAAGAGTTACAAAAGGATGAAAAGATCTCAAAGCAAATTGAAAAAAATAAATCTGAAGCGGAAGATTTGTTAAAAGACAAAAAGAAAATGGAGAATTTTTTAGAACGTTTAGAGAGGAAACTATCAAAAATTCCTTTTGCAGGTAAGTACTTATCGGATGTTCCGGTTTTAATATCATTGGTAAAAGCATATATAGATAAAGAATATACAGAGATTCCAATTGGGTCAATAATTGCAGTAATAAGTTCATTGATATATCTGCTTAGCCCAATTGATATCATACCAGATGTTGTTCCAGGAATTGGTTTTTTAGATGATGCGGCGGTTATTGCTACAGTATATGCTTTGATCCATGATGATATTGAGGAATATAGAGTATGGAGAGATGTTAATAAGAAGTAAACTAAAGGGAAAGCTGAGTGACTTCATTATCAAGAATCAAATGATAGTGCTTTAATAGATTCCATTAGAATGCTACTATACTTTGTTATGAATCTTATAGATGAGGTAGGGGGTATCAAATCTCTACAACTAAGCCATTCCAAGACCGCCGCCCCCTCACACACAAAATTTCGCATAATAAATAGGGTGGGGTAGTAGAAGTTAAATTTAATAAATCCTTAAATATTGCAACCACTACATTTGATAGTGGTTTTTATTTTGCCAAAATTTGCGAAGTAAAAAACTCCATAAAAAGCTTGTAGTCCTTATAACCCCGAGGATTGCGAGCTTTTTATGTTTATATAGACTAATTACAAAGATAATGCAAAAAAGGGGTCTAAAAAATAAAATTTACTTAATTTTTAAGGAATCTAAAGAAACAATTAGGCAAAATGGAACGAGGTGATTTTCTATGACAGATTATGAAAGACAAAAGATTTATGAATTAAGAATGAAGGGTTTAGGATATAAAGCCATAGCAAATGTATTAGGGCTTACAAGAGATTCTGTTAGAAGCTTTTGTAAAAGAAACAATCTAACTGGAAATGGCAAAGTGGTTAGTATGAACGTAGAGGTTATGAAAGAAAAGAATCTTCTATGTCTTCACTGTGGAAAGCTCATGAAAAGTAAGGATAAAGGTAGACCTCGAAAGTTTTGCTCTGATGAGTGTCGGAGAACTTGGTGGAAGAAAAATCAAGATAAAAGAAATAAGAAAGAAACTGCAATTTATAGCTATACATGCCTAAATTGTGGAAAAGAATTCAGTGTTTATGGAAACAAGAAAAGAAAGTTCTGTAGCCATGATTGCTACATAAAATATAGATTTTGGAGTGAAGTAGATGAGATTTGAGAAAAGAAATGTAAGTGATTTAATTCCTGCTAAATATAATCCTAGAAAAGACTTAAAACCAGGGGATAAAGAATATGAAAAGATAAAAAACAGTATTACAGAATTTGGATATGTAGATCCAATTATAATTAACTCAGATAATACAATAATAGGTGGCCACCAAAGATTAAAGGTATTAAGAGACTTAGGCTATACTGAGGTAGATTGTGTAGTTATAGAAATCGATAAGACTAAGGAAAAGGCTTTAAATATTGCTCTAAATAAGATTAGTGGAGAGTGGAATGTTGAATTACTAAAGGATTTAATCGATGATTTGAAAGAATCGAATTTTGATATAGAGTTTACTGGATTTGATCCACCAGAACTTGATGAACTTTTTAGTGAGCTTCATAATAAAGATGTAAAAGAAGATGATTTTGATGTTGACGAAGTTCTAAAAGAACCTGCAATATCTAGATTGGGAGATTTATGGTTGCTAGGGAGACATAGATTAATCTGTGGAGATAGTACTGCTGAAGAAACATATAAACTTCTAATGGATGGAAAGAAAGCGAACTTAACAGTAACTGATCCGCCATATAATGTAGCTTATGAAGCAAAAGCAGGTAAAATCCAGAATGATGATATGAAAGATGATGAATTTTATAATTTCCTCTTAGCAGCATTTACTAATATTTATAATGTGATGGAGAATGATGCTTCAATATATGTGTTTCATGCAGATACTGAAGGATTAAACTTTAGAAAAGCCTTTGTAGATGCAGGATTTTACCTTTCAGGAGTATGCATTTGGGCTAAACAAAGCTTAGTGCTTGGAAGAAGTCCATATCAATGGAAGCACGAACCCATATTATTTGGTTGGAAGAAAGATGGAAGACATAGATGGTATTCTGATAGAAAGCAGAGTACTGTTTGGAATTTTGATAGACCTTCAAAAAATGACCTTCATCCAACAATGAAACCAGTAGCCTTATGTGCTTATCCAATACAAAATAGTAGTATGAGTAACTGTATAGTACTAGATCCTTTTGGAGGTAGTGGGTCTACATTGATTGCCTGTGAGCAAACAAACAGGATTTGCTATAGCATAGAATTAGATGAAAAATACACAGATGTTATCATTAAAAGGTATATAGAGCAAGTTGGAACTGATAAAGATATTTATTTAATTAGAGATGGTAAAAAGCTAAAATATAGTGAAGTTATAAAATATAGCTAAAATATGGCCCCGCAGTTTGCCCTGTGTGGCATTTTAATTTTTCTTTCGAATAAACCCTCGAGCATATCTTAAAAATAACTTGCTTAATACATCTCTTTGAGTGATATATAGACTAACTACATTACTTGGAGGGATTTTTATGGAAAGAAAAGAAATTGTAAAAAGATTAGGTGAGTATCTAGGAATAAAACCTAAGTACCTTGGAGCACCAAGCTTCGCATACCAAGTTGGAGATTATACTGTTGGTAGGGATGGGAAGATAATAAACGAATCAGGTGATGAAGTGAATTTAGAAGCCATCATAAGCAATAATCTAGAAACTACTGACTTAGAGATCGCCTTACCAATGAAAGATCATACTGGGTCAACTTTGAAAAACCTAGTGAACATGATTTATAGTAGACAATTTTTAATTAAAAAAGCACTTGGAGTTGAGGATAATTTTGTAGAAGAATACTTTATAAGTGCAATAAATAACATTGATTTTGAAACTACAAAAGACTTCTTATATATCCTGGAAGAACTAGGGAGAGAAAACTGCAAAGGAATAAGTTTTAATGAGGATACAATAACTTTTATTATAAAGAAACAAGGATTAGTACCTGAAGAAATAGGTGAAATTGCAAAGTTCTTTAGCCTATTAAATAACACAGCTAAGCAGCTTAAGTATGCATCAGCAAAGCCAATTAATACAGATAATGAAAAATATGCTTTTAGAACATGGCTCATAAGACTTGGAATGACAGGTAATGAGTATAAAAGTACTAGAAAATTATTGCTTCAAAACTTAAGTGGAAATGGAGCCTTTAGAAAGCCAGGTGAAGGTTATGAAGCCTAAATGCAAGTTAATCGGAGAGGATGGAAATATTTTTAACTTAATGAGTATTGCTTCTAAAACTTTAAAAGAAACAGGTATGGAGGAAGAAGCAAAGGAAATGATAGAGAGAATCATTAATTCTAGAAGCTATATTGAAGCTTTAGCAATTATATCTGAATATGTTGAAGTACTGTAAAATACTGTGTTTATTTAAAAAATAGTACTTGCTATTTATCTCCTTTAGAGTGATATATGTATGTAACGAAAAACACACCAAAAGGAGGAAAATAAATGCTTTCGAAGAACTTTGGGATTGAAATTGAATTTACAGGAATTACAAGGCAGAAGGCAGCAAAAGTTATAGCTGAATATTTAGAAGGTAGAATGGAAAAGAATGGTGCAGATTACAAAGTAACCTCACCAGATGGAAGGGTTTGGGAAGTAGTATATGACGGAAGCATAATTACCCAAAGAAAAGTGAATGGACAGAAAGTTCCAGCAGGAAGAGAATATAGCGTAGAACTAGTAAGTCCAATCTTGACCTATGAGCAAGATATAAAAATTCTTCAAGAGATTGTAAGAGTCTTAAGAAAGACTGGAGCATTTTCAGAAAAGCAAAACCGTACAGGGATACACATTCACCTAAATGGAAATGACCATTCTCCAAGAAGCCTTAGAAACTTTATAAACATAATTTACTCAAGAAATGATTTACTTTACGATAGCCTTCAAATAGAAAGAGAAAGAATGAAGTACTGCAAGAAAATGGACAAAAGGCTAGTAGAAAGTATGAACAAGAAAAAGCCAAGAACATTTGAAGAAATTGAGGAAATCTGGTATGAAGGCTATTATTCAAATAGAAGAAGACATTACCATGAAAGCAGGTACCACTTTCTAAACCTACACAGCTTTTTTAATGGAGTAGGAACAGTAGAACTTAGGGGATTTAACGGAACACTTCACGCAGGGAAAATAAGGACTTACATTCTTTTGTGCTTAGCTATGAACAATCAAGCATTAACACAAAAAAGTGCTAGTAGCAAAAAACCACAGATTGAAAATCCAAAATTTGCAATGAGAACATGGCTTAACAGAATTGGATTCATTGGAGAAGAATTTAAGAACCCAAGAGAACATCTTTGCAAACACCTAGAAGGTTCTGCAGCTTGGAGATTTCAGGAATCCGCATAGTTAAACCACCGAGGGGGAGACCCATCTTAAGGTGGTAGGTAGGTCCAAGGGCCTAAGACAAAGCCAACACAAGGGAAACTGTGGCGAGAGAGAGGATGAGAAATAATGAAAAAAAGGTTATATGTAGCTTATGGTTCTAATCTGAATTTAAAGCAAATGAGTTATCGCTGTCCTACAGCTAAAGTATACGGGAAAGGAAAATTGAAAAGGTATAGATTACTTTTTAGAGGAAGTAAAAACAATGCCTATTTAACTATAGAGTCAAAAAAGAACTCAGAAGTACCAGTAGTTATTTGGGAAATAAAACCTAGCGATGAAGTAGCACTTGATAGATATGAAGGTTATCCAAGTTTTTACTACAAAGAAGATGTAGAAGTAGAACTTGATAGTGGTGAATTAGTAAAGGCAATGGTTTATATTATGACGGATAAAATTAAAGATAGAATTAGCTTAAATATGCCAAGCAAGAATTATTTAGCTGCTGTAAAAGAGGGTTATAGAGAGTTTGGTTTTGATTTGAAATATCTCAAAGAAGCTCTTGATATTAGCAAAAACAACGAAAGTCAAGGCCACAGTCTCCCATGTAAGGGATTTTAAAAGGGGTCTTAGTACAATAACCCCATTGAAAACTGCAAAGGAAGTGTTTATATGGATAAATTTTTTACTAAGAAAAATTGTGATAGATGTGGAAAGGATTTACAAGATGGAAGAATAATGTCCATGTTTAATGAGGATTGTATTTGTATGAAATGTAAAGATGAAGAAACTAAACATAAGGATTACAATAAGGCAAGAGATAGAGAAATTGAAGAAGTACGGAAAGGAAATTATAACTTTAAGGGAATTGGTTTTAAAGATAAGAAAAAATAGAATTCTGTTAACAACTTTAGGAGCCTGAAAGGGCTCTTTTTGATTGGAGGTGATACCTATGACACAGAGAGGAAGAAAACCTAAACCTACAGCAATAAAGGAACTTGAAGGGAATCCAGGAAAAAGACCATTAAACAATAATGAACCTAAACCTGAAAAGAAAGCACCAAGATGTCCATCATGGCTTGAGCCTGAAGCAAAGAAGGAATGGAAGAGACTATCTAAACAATTAGAGCATTTAGGAATTTTAACAGAAATAGATATGGCTGCTTTTGCTGGATATTGCCAGGCTTACGCTAGATGGAAGGAAGCTGAAGAATTTATATCTAAGCATGGAACAATTGTAAAAACTCCTTCAGGTTATTGGCAGCAGGTGCCACAGGTATCGATAGCCCAAACTTACCTTAAGATTATGAATAAATTTTGTGAACAATTTGGTCTTACTCCATCATCAAGAAGCAGGATTTCAGTTGAGGGAGCAGTTGAAAACGATGATCCAATGGAACTACTGCTTATAAAGGGTGGTGGTTAAAATATTTGATGAGAGAAAAGCGAAACATGCCGTAAACTTTATAAATAATCTAAAACATACCAAAGGTCAATGGAGAGGTGTACCTTTTGATTTGCTACCTTGGCAAGATAAAATTATTAAAGATATATTTGGCACAGTTAAAGAAAATGGCTATAGACAATATAATACAGCATATATTGAAATACCTAAAAAG